TTTAGCACCCTTGTGAATTATAATCAACCGATTCAGGGTGAGGGGTATGTGATGATAACCCGCTTTGGATATTTCAAACTGGTTAACCGCAGGGAGTTCTCATATAACAATTTCATTAATCCTAAGTTCGCAGCGTCGGCACTGTAGGCAGTCGTTCGTGATTGGACAGTGGGGGGCGTTGATGCCCCCCCGTTATATAAAATCCGAAGGTACCCCTAACCTACAAAGTGTTACGGAAGCGAGAGAAATGTCATGAATATCAAAATTTTTTTTCCCATATATAATTTCGACACAGGAATTCGATAATATGAAAAAAAATTCTGGGAAAATTTTTGAGTCTATACAGATTGATTCAGCGACAAATCACTATTATATCGAAATACCTGAATGGGTTGTTAATGATTTTGGATGGTATGAAGATACAGAAGTCCAATTATCAATTGACAGCAATGAACTTATTATTACTGAAAGAGAAAATGACTAATCCTACCTACCACATATACTTACAAGACAAGTGTTTGTTCAAAGATTTGAATGAAGAAGAGTTTAATATAATATGGGGTAGAATATATAAGTCTTACTTTAAAGATGAGATAACCTATGAGAAGGTTGAATTTGATAGTAGTATATTAGCAGACGCTTCTTATTGATGAAAGAACCAACTAATATTTTCTCAACGCCCCTTTGGTTACTTAGAGGAGAACTCCCTAATGGGATACATGAATGGGTAAAAGAATATCAAAGAGAAAACCCTAGTATGCAGATATCAAATAGGGGAGGATATCAAAGTAAAGCAAAGGGTGCTTTAGATGATATACCTTTTGAATATAGTGATTACATTAGAGAAAAATTATTATTTCTACCTGAGTTTAGGTTTTGTAATTGGTGGTTAAATGTAAATTACAAAGGAGATTATAATGTAACACATACTCACCCTGTTTCTGATTTAGCAGTTGTATGGTATTTGACTGATAATCATAATCTATTAAATCTCAGAGATCCATCAGCACATTCTAGATGGGGATTATATGAACGTCTGGGTATAAGTCCTGATTATCGTGTAAATGCATATGCAGGAGATATGATAATTTTTCCTTCAGATGTACAACATGAAGTTGAACCAAACGAATCAGATACACCAAGAGTTTGTATTAGTTTAAATTTAGCATTTAGTTGATTGACAATTGCTATATAAACTGATATAATTGATATGTAATTACAAGATATTATGGCTAAAGGATTTACAGTAAAAGCTAAGTCACCAGCAGTTAATAAAGCACCTGAATGGGATTACGATAAAGCAAAGGAACTAGTAAAGGGTAAAGCAATTGTGTTTTGCTTACCTGGTAGAGGAGTTTCATATGCATATTTGAAATCATTTGTTCAGTTGTGTTTCGATTTGGTACAAGCAGGAGCAAGTATTCAAATCTCTCAAGACTATTCATCTATGGTAAACTTTGCCAGATGTAAGTGTCTAGGAGCAAACGTTCTAAGGGGTCCTGATCAGAAACCTTGGGATGGTAAGTTAAAGTATGATTATCAACTATGGATTGATAGTGATATTGTTTTCAACTCTGAGAAGTTCTTCCAGTTAGTATTAATGGATAAGGACTTAGCAGCAGGTTGGTATTGTACCGAAGATGGTAAGACTACATCTGTAGCACATTGGTTAGATGAGGATGATTTTCGTAGCAATGGTGGAGTGATGAATCACGAGACTATCGAAAGTATATCCAAACGTCGCAAACCGTTCACAGTTGATTATACAGGTTTCGGTTGGCTTCTAATTAAAAATGGAGTCTTCGAGCATGATGAAATGAAGTATCCTTGGTTCGCACCCAAGATGCAAGTCTTCGAATCAGGGGAAGTGCAAGATATGTGCGGTGAGGACGTTTCTTTCTGTCTTGATGCGAAAGAAGCAGGTTTCGAAATCTGGTGCGATCCTCGTGTAAGGGTTGGACATGAAAAAACAAGAGTCATATAAGTATAGTATCTTCTGTAAGGAAAAACTTCTCTATGAAGACCTTACAGAAGAAGAATACTTCGATAAACTTGGGGAATTGTCTCAAGATTTCTATATAAATGGTATACCTCATCCAGAGGACTTACGAACAATCATGTTAAAAGACTAAAAATGGCTTATAGTACCACATGGAATATAGAAAATATGCAGCGAGAAACCTCGGATGGGTATGTTTTTGAAGTAGGTGTTAGTTTAACTGGAACTGATACAAGCGATGCTTCAATTAAAGGACAAACACCTGTCCATATATGTAAGTTAGTCCGTCCTAGTGGAAGTTTAGTTCCCTATGCCGACCTTACAGAGGCAACAGTTACTGGTTGGGTGCAAAATGTATGGAGTAATCAGCTAACGATGCCTACTATTTCATATAAAACCTATATCGAAACCCAATTAGAGGACATAATGTCCCATAACAAGACAGATGAAGCAAGTAATAAGGAAAATACATCAAACTTACCTTGGAGTTAACAAAAAATTATGGCAAACATGAAAAAAGGTCTTAGTGGAGAAATATTTGTTGAGTCAATTCCGAAAAAATCTCGTCAAGGGCACGGAAAACACTCAAAATACTCTGCTACATCCCGTAACTCGGCTCGTAAAAGGCGTAGAGGGCAAGGAAAATAACAATAAACGTCCCTTTTGGGGCGTTTTTTTATGCTTAATAAATATTTGGATAAAATGAGTATAAATAAATCTAGAAAACTGCTTAAGATGAATGAAAACAAGGATATCTAGATCATTTAAAGATATTAGTCTATCCTTTAATGCTCATCCAGTAACAAATGACATTCAAATACTTAAAAATGAGAACGCAATTAAGCGATCTGTAAGGAACTTAGTCCAAACTATCCCTAGAGAAAGGTTTTTTAACCCTATTTTAGGTACTGATATAAGAGGTAGTCTATTTGATTTCGTTGATTTTGGTACTGCATCTGTCATAGAGAAGCAAATACAGACTACAATAGACAATTTTGAACCTAGAGTTGAAAATTTACAAATAGAAGTCTTTCCTAGACCAGATGACAACGAATTTGAGGTAAATATATACTTTGATATCATCGGACAAGAGTTTCCTACCCAAGCATTCCAATTCATATTAGAAGCCACCAGATAATATGCCTTTTACTAAATTTACAAACCTAGATTTTGATCAGATAAAGACATCTATTAAGGATTATCTTCGTGCAAACTCAAATTTTTCTGATTTTGACTTCGAAGGTTCTAATTTTTCCGTCTTAATTGATACTCTAGCGTATAATACCTACATTACAGCATTTAACTCCAATATGGTAGTTAATGAGTCTTTCTTAGATTCAGCAACTGTCAGGGAGAATGTTGTTTCGTTGGCAAGGAATATAGGTTATGTACCACGCTCTAAGACTGCTGCACAAGCACAGATACAATTAAACTTATCTGGTTTAACAAATCCACTTGATGGAGATAAACCTTATGGCTCAATCTATTTAAAAGAAGGATTAGTATGTACTGGTGTAAATGAAGATTCTACATACAGTTTTTCTATTCCTCAATCTATACAATTCTCTGATATTAGTGGTGATGGAGATGCAAACTGGCCCATAACAGTATATCAAGGAACTTATTTAACCAAAACATTTAATGTTGATGGTTCTTTAGATCAAAGGTTTATATTAGATAATCCTGATATTGATACATCAACTATGGTGGTATATGTAAACATACCTACTAGTGGTGGTGATTATAGAAGCACTAATTTAGGAAAAGGGACTTTATATACAAAAGTAGATAATATTCTTAATGTTGATAAAAATTCTGAAATATATTTACTCCAAGAAGTTCAAGATGAAAAATATGAACTTCTATTTGGTGATGGTATTTTTGGTAAAAAATTAGAAAATGAAACAAAGATAACAGTACAATATATTGTTACTGATGGTTCAGAAGGAAATGGACCTGGTGGAAATAAAAATGCAACAAATGTATTTTCATTTGCAGGTACTATTCAGAAAGAAACATCAGAGTCGGGAGTAACTTCTAGAAGTACAATA